CCATCTCGATCCATCTGCCGCATTAACAACATCACATACATCGACCAGATTTCCCATTGAGAGTTTCGGCCAGGATTTAATGAGTGGATTGTTGGTACCGGCCCAGCTACGAACATTCAGAACGTCTGCGGTAACCTTTCCCGTCCACTGAGGAGTTTTCGTAATAACTCCATCATCTTTCAATGTGGTATCTCCGGACGGCTTACTGGTTGACATCTTAGTAATATACGCAGCAGATACGAATCCGTATTTATCACCCTGTGAACCGCTGATTTTTACATAGTACCAAGGATCCCCGTCCTTATCCTTTACTGTATCGCATACTCCGACTTTCGTTCCCTGGGAAATGGTAGGATAAGATTTCAGGTTTGCGTTTTCTGTACCGGCCCATGTTCTTACATTCAAAGAACCAGTATTCACAGTACCTGTCCACTGAGGAGTTCTGTTGAGATCTGTACCACCGCCGGAATTTCCAGAATTTCCTCCGGCCGGAGGGTTGGACGGAGCAGTTCCCTGGCTATCGTACTTCGGAACAGCATATCCTCTGATATTTCCATTTCCAACAGAAAGAACTCGTCTCGCAACAGCTTCTCCTTTGTTACCCTCAATACAAGTAATCTGTCCATTGGACACAGATTCAACTACGCCGATATGATCGGAATATCCGTCATTCGGCTGATATCCCTGATCCCAGTTATACAAAATGATATATCCAGGTTTCGGAACGATTGTTCCATCCTCAATCCAGATTCCTTTTGCCTTGAAGATCTTAACATGCTCTTCGCATCCGCACTCTGTACCGATCAGGTCAACCATTCCAGCCGCGATTGCTGCTGCAGATACGATCGTATCACACCACTCATCTCTGTACTGCACTGCATAGCCTCTCGCCAAAGGCTTGTGACTGTTATACAGGTCGATAATCTGATTGAACTTTCCATTTGCCTCGCTGAATCCAAGCCAGCTGCGCCATACATTCAAATAATCCTGGGCTGTTCTTCCCATATTTCCATCCTCCTTATTTTCTGTATCGTAAAAATAATCCATGTCTATGTCTCCGTTGATTCCCGGAACCTTTCCTTTGTTCGTGTACTGATGATAAGCACAAGGCACATCAGCTTCTCCGGAATAATCAGCCAGCCAGAACACATATTTTTTAATCAAATCCGGTTCATACATATTTCTGTAGTAATCAAGATTCGAGTAAATTCCCGGAGTATATCCCTGAGACTCTACATAAGTGCAGAATTCCTTTGTGAACAGGATACACTCTGATTTTCCGAGCTTTACTCCCTGGGCAGCAGCTTTTTCTACCGTGTCATATTCAAAATCAAAGAAAACGATAACATCTTTTCCAAGACCTGCTTTCTTGATATTTTCCATACACACTGCAGCTTCTTCTCTTGCTCCGGCCGCGGATGTTGCATAGCAAAAATGATAAACGCCCTTAATCGGGATGCCGTTTTTCTTGCATCCGTTCACATATTCCATGAACTTCGGATCCACAGTCTTTCTATACCCTTCTCTGAGGATAACGAAATCCACATTTTTTGCCACTTTTGAGAAGTCAATGTTTCCCTGCCAGTATGAAATATCAATACCTTTTTTCATGTATTTGCACCTCACCATTCTGTAGTGTTATTATCGTTATCATCGAAGCAGGAACAGGTTCCTGTATGGACTTCGACTTTATACTCCCCCGCAGATCTTTCCACTTTTATCGGACCTTCGTACTCATACAGAACCTCTTCATCCAAATAAATAATGATTTTCCCGAACTGTTCTTTCGGTATATTGATCACAAGCGGTTTAGGAGACGTTTCTATTTCAGGTTCCTCTTTTGTTTCTGCCGTATGATCTGCCGGCAATGCAATAACCGCAACTGCAGTTGTGCAGGTCAAAATAAGAGCAGCGGCCAGAATCGAAAGAAGAGCCTTTTTGATTTTTTTCATCGTAACACCTTCCAAAAATGCCCCGGACAATGCCGGGGCTCATTTCAATTATTCTGATTTTCCTGAGAACCATTTACCTTTCCGTCATCCAGAAGATCTTTTACTCCAATAAACCACTTCTGAATAACTTTCTTCAGTGCATTTTCAGGAATAAGTACCTGTAACCACTTAGGCAAAAGACCTCGTGCCTGCTGGATAACCCACTCAAATTTCTGTTTTCCAGCTCCGGATTCATTATACATGTGCTCAGCTTTCAGGATCAGCTGATATACATCTGCACGTATTCCGTCTAATCCTTTCGCCTTCATGTACTGAATCGCAATCACAATGGTTACAATGACGAGAACAAGGATAACCAAAATCAGGATCGGTAATGGTACCTGTTTCAAAAAGTTTAATAATTCCATAAAAATTCCTCCTTACAAAAAAATCCTTTCATCTGTGCATTTCTGATACACTCTTTTGATGTTTTTAATTGCAAATACTGCTTTGTTATTCGGGAAATCTGGATGAGAGGCACAATATAGCTCATATTTTGTAATATCATCCATAATCTGGTCGAAATGCTCTTTCGTGTGTTTCTCATCATGCCGGATTTCATCATCAAACCTTAAAATCCTATATCTCCATGTATAGGCCATTCCCTCACTGCTTGATTTTTTTAAATCACCGATTGAACCATTCATCCGGTCAATCTTATTTTCCAGCTTTCTGATTGACTCACTAAGTTCACTCCGTATGTCTATGCTCTGCTGCCTCCATTCCGGATAACGGTCAATCTGTTCCAATGCTTTTTGAAGCATTTTTTCTTTTTCCTCGTACAGCTCATATGCACTTTTAATCTTTCTATATACTTTGCGAATTACCGTTTTGTATATAAAAATAGTGGCTCCTCCAATGAGAAACCACTTGTATATACTCAATCCGAATATTGTATATGAGCCAAATAATTCTAAAAAAGCATCCATCATTTATCTCTCCCATATTTGATGTGTTACTGGGTGCGGTCTGTCTCTCGGATTGTTCATAGCAATCCCTCCATTAAAAAAAGAGCCTGTTCAGCTCTTTAAAAGTCTCCTTGTTTCATTTCTTCATATTGACTTAATGCCTCTTTCGCAAGGTTTTCATCCTCAATATCCTGCGGTGTTTCTTCTTGGAAAAATCCATACAGGCTTCTAATATGACTGAGTTCGTTCGCCTGCTTCTTCACAATCTGTGTCAGCCGGTATATAACTTCTTCCTGCTTTTCCGCAAGGTCCATATATGTGTTTAAAATTTCAAGGAGATCGGTATCGTGTTCTTGCATTACTGCATCCTCCAAATATAATGTGGTTTCTCTTCCCCGAAAATCCAATATCTCAGATAATCATCAAGGATAATCGCCGGAGCAGATAGTACATACCACAGCAAAGTGAATGGTAAGCAGATCTGGCCGAGGATGTTAAACGGCATATTGCTGTAGTCCCATATTCCAAGACCGAGCCACACATTCAGAATCAGACCGCTTGTAAACTCTACGGCCGTTATGATTATGCTGCATATGAGCATCTGTTTCCATATTACAGTATCCCACTTAAACACTTCATTGAGCAGACCACAGAGAATGAAACATACGCCTCCGACGCCGATCATCGCCCAATGGCTGTATCCTCTCCAAAGTGTTTCAATGCAGAAATAAATAATGCCGCCTACGATGAACAGGAAGAGATACTTTAATAACGCCTTCATACTATGCTCCAATCTGGCTCAAATAGTCGGAAAGGACTTCCGACTGATACTCCTCCGGAATATCTGCACCATAAAAAAGTGCCGCCATTTCAGAAGCCTTGGTCAAATTATCAAGCCAAACGAACATACTATTGCAGTATGTGGTGTTGTAGGTAACAAACGCCATGGCAGTAGCAATGATTTTCTGCATATCTGCCGCCGGGTAGTAAACACAAGGTTTTGTACCTGTTTCATCCGCATCTCTATGGTATGCGCATTTCTCAGCACCAGCAGAAAGCTCTGCCTGTTTTCCGAAAAGGTTCGTCTGATCGGTACTCGTAAGAGAGAAATGCTCCACTCCGGTGCTCAGCTCTACATCGACACCTTCATAAATAGTGTGTTCACAGGCAGCTGAAATAGCACTTCTAACAACAGAACGATAATTCTCTTTTGCAAGGAAATCTGCGTTTGCTCCTTCTTCAAGATCTTTCAGATTTTCAAACCAAAAATCCACATCGGCCTCAATCTCAGATTCCGGAGCAATCTCTGCAGAAGAGATCTTACAATAAACCTCATCAGCCTCATATCCTCCCGGTCCTTCCTCGGTTTCCGGTAACTCAACCTCATTTGAACGAATCCAGATGTCCGCCGATCCGTCCGGCAGAATAACATAGGTAATTCTTCCCTGCGGAACAGGGCTGTTCGTTTTATGCATATAATGTCCTCCATTTCTGATAATACTTATCGCAAGTATATGGCTTTCCTTTTTCACTTCTACTCACAATATTCCTTGCGATACCAATAATTTCTTTCCACATGACAGATGACTGGAACTGAAAAGAATCCGTATTTTTAATCCATCCATGGTATGCAAGGAGGGACATGGCATAATGTTTCGACACAGTCCTCCTATTTTTAATTTTCTTTATAAGTTTAGAGAATTTTCTTCTCCCTCTTAGGAAAATGCTGTCACGAACAATAACCTTTACACGCTTCAACCTCTTCTTTGTTCCGTCATATATGCGGTAAAATGCCTCCATGCCGCAGAACACAAACCCCATAAAATCGAGATTTCTGCCCTTTGTTTTTCCTTGGTTCGTTTTATAGCTTACCAAGAATTTCTGCCATGTAGGCTTTATTACGAGGCCCAGGAAATCCCTTGTGAATGCCACAATCATTTCCATTGCTTTGTGTATATGCTTCTTGTTTCCTCCGAACACCACGATGTCATCCATATAAATCATGACATGAGAAACGAGCCTCGTTAATTTCTCTTTTCCTCGGCGAACGGTTTTTTCAAATAGCTTTTCATTGATATAGTGATACAGGTATGACATATAATAGTTGCAAAGATCTTTTGACACCGGGGAACCGATGAGAATACCTTTTCCCAAGCAGTCATTACGTCCAAGCAGCTCATTCGCATAGTCATACAAATAAATAATCGTATCGAAAAGATATAGAAGCATATCAGACTTCCGGAGATCTCTATGTAACAGAGCCTTCAGTTTATCGTGAGGCATACTCGGATAACACTTTTGGACGTCCGCTTTTCCGCAATACTTCGTTCCTTCCGGATCCGAAGAAATCCATCGTTTTATGTGCTTCTTTCCATAAGACTGCCCCCTGCCTTTTATGGAGGCTACCTGGTACTCACCGATCTTTGCCTCAAACATCTCTTTTGTAGCATCCCGTATAATCGTTTCATACAGCTGGAATATCAGCTTTTCTATCCCCAATTCCCGTTTCTTTCCACTCAATCCATCCACAATTTCCACATACTTTACAAGTGGTTCATTCGGAGTGACCAAGAGGATATGATCAACAACGGTCCTGTTCCGGATATTTTCGGAAATGTCTGCAGCTATACATTCAATAGTACCTTCCACAAACTCCTTGGAATCATTGATACATTTTCTTGATTTCGTGTTACTGATTCCATTGTAATATGCGAATAATTTCGCCACATTACTCTTATCCAGCCTGTCAAGGAGGAATTCGCTGATACTTTCCTTTACAAAAGCAACGTCTGATACATCCTTTCTTTTACAATACGTTTTCACAACCAGTCCTCTTTCTTTCTGTATTCAAGGGCTTTCGGTTTTACTACTAACCCCCATCCATGCCCTATTCGTCACGGAGCCGGCTGCCAGGTGCCTGACAGCCGATGCTGGTTCAAGAATTTTAGGCATTCCGCCTAAGCCTGTATAGGGCCGCTTCAAGAGCGGCGAAACACACTACGAAAATGCAATCCATTTCAGAAATACGGGCGGCATGGTTCCAGTTCGCGTTGGACAGGGAGTTGTTCAAGTTCGCGTAGAAGCGGCCGGCGTTAGTCCCGTTGTTCAAGTTGCCGCCGGAAAACCAAGCCACTTGTAGTGTGAGTCCTTATTATATTGTTATAAATATCTGAGGGGAGAGCCCCTCTTGCTTCGCAATTCACCCCCTACGCTGTCGCCTTTTGGGCGCAGCGTCCAGAAGCAGAAAGACGGGCGGCACGGCCCCAGTCCGCGTGGGACAGGGAGGGGTTCAAGCTCGCGTAGAAGCGGCCGGCGTGAGCCCCGGAGGGCAAGTAGCCGCCGGAAAACCAAGCCCTTGTCGTATCCGAAACTTGATCAAGTTTTTCTGTGTACTGTCCATCTGCATATCCAGTCGAACTTGTCGCATCCACTTCCACCCCGTGACGAACAGACGGATTATCAGGATCATATCCGAGTTTACTGATATATTTATATGACTGCTGCGTATCAGCAACAGAATATCCAACAGCTATATAATCAGATGTAACTGATGTTGCCAATTTGGTGCAGTCATAACAAATATAAGGAATCATCACATGGTTTGTGATTTTCATAATCACATTCGAAATGAGTTCCCAGAATCCAATTGATAATTCAACCCCAAACAGTATATATGGGAATTTCCCATTTGTATTACTTACAGGAGATCCGCATGAAGCCAAAACATTAT